CGCAACTTGGCAACGGCGCTCGCTGGAAGGAGATTCAGAAGCTGAACGGCATTACTGACGCAGAGATCAAGCGACTGCCTATTGGAAAGGTGCTGAAGCTGCCATGATCCGTGTCAAAATCATAAACAAACAGGGAAGCGAATGGGATGTCAGCGAAATCTCCGAAGGGCTGACCTGGAAAACGTCGCGTATCGGAAAGGCGGGCAGTCTATCCTTCACTTTGATTATGGGAGCTCCCCTCTACCAGCTGCGGGATTTTTCCTATAGCAATGGGGATGTTGTTCGTGTTCGCGTAGGTCAAACCGAGTTGTTTCATGGATACATTTTCAGTATGGAAGGCGGGCGCGATGAGGCTGTCAAAATTACGGCTTACGATCAAATCCGATATTTGATGAATACCGACACCTATGTATTTGTCGGTGCAACGGCAACCGAAATACTGCAGCGGATTGCGAAGGATTTTGAGCTAAAGCTTGGAACTGTCGCCGAGACCGGTTATCGCATCCCGACGATGTCTGAGGACAGTCAAAAGCTGATCGATATTATCAGTAAGGCGATTACGCTCACTTTCGCTAACACTGGACGCGACTACTGCCTGTATGACGATTTCGGAGCTCTCTGTCTGCGGGATGTCGACAACGGGCAGCTTGATCTGATTATCGGCGACGGCAGCCTGATGACAGACTATCAGGTCACGAAGTCAATCGACAGCGACACATACAATCAGATCAAGCTGTATAAAGACAATAACCAGACCGGCAATCGGGAATTGTACGTGGCTAAGGATAGTGTAAACATTAAGCGCTGGGGGCTGCTACAGCACTATCAAAGCGTGAAAGAGGATATGAACGAGGCGCAGATAGAGGAGCTACTGCTCAACTTGGCCAAGATCAAAAATCGCGAAACAAAGTCGCTGAAGATAAGCGCTATAGGTGACGTCCGGGTACGGGCTGGCATGCGAGTCCGAATCGTTATAGCCGAATACGAGGTTGATCAGGCGCTGCTGGTGGATGAATGCACGCATAGCTTTGACGGTGCCGATCACACGATGTCACTGGATTTAAGGGTGGTGTAGAAGAGATGGCAGGCTTATTGAGCACGATCAAACAGGCATCTACGGCCGCTATGGCAGCGAGCAACCCTGCCGCAGTTCTGTTTGGTAGCGTAACAGGAGAAGCACCGTTGCAGATACAGGTCGATCAGCGATTCACTCTTCCTGCGGAGTTCCTAATCGTGCCGGAAACTTTGATGCACTACGAGGTTCAACTGCGGCATACTCACCGGTATGTGGACGACAGTACGAGCGGATCATCAACGAAGACAACCGAGTCGGCGCTGCCAGAGGAGCCGCTCGTCATTCGTCGCGGGCTTGAAATCGGAGACAAGGTGTTGCTGCTGCGCGTGCAGGGCGGCCAACAATATGTGATTTTGGATAGGGTGGTGAGCGCGAATGATCCCGGAGTTTGATCCCGCTTTACTGGACGAGCCGTTGGATAGCGGGCCACGACCATCTTTAACCTGGCGACTGGATTTTGATAAAGGGAAAGTTGTCGGGAAAACGGATGGACTGGAAGCGATAAAGCAGGCTGTTTACAAGGTTTTTCAGACGAATCGATTCTGGCATGACATCTACAGTCCGAATTATGGCCATGAGCTGACGTTACTACTCGGCAGCAGTCCTTTGTTTGTCCGATCCGAGGCTGTTCGGATGATTGAGGAGGCGCTCTTGCCGGATGATCGAATAGACTCGGTTGAAAATGTGGAGGCCTTAGTCGATAGCGATCAGATTTTGATCCGGTTTACTGTGGCGACGATGTACGGCAGTTTTGAGCAGGAGGTGAGCTTAAATGCATGAGCATATGACCTTTGATTTTATTTTGCAGCGGATGCTCTCCCGAGTTTCGGATACCCTCGATAAGCGTGAGGGCAGCGTGATTTACGATGCTTGCGCACCGGCAGCGGCCGAGTTGGCGCAAATGTATATCGAGCTGGATGTTAACTACAATCTCTCATTCGTAGATACGGCCAGCGGGGAATATTTGAGTCGCAAGACGGCCGAATTCGGAGTTAGCCGAGCCATGGCAACGCCCGCCGAAAGGAAGGGAATGTTTTATAATTCGAGCAATGCGCTTATGGACGTTCCTCTTACTGGTCGGTATTCCATCGGGAATCTAACCTATGTGATCGAGGGACGTCTCGGCGTCGGTGTTTATAAAATGGTCTGCGAAACGCTGGGGGCCGTCGGTAACGAACAGTTTGGCGCACTTTTGCCTATTGATTACGTACCCGGCCTGACCCGTGCGGTGTTGGCTGAGGTATTGGTGCCAGGCGAGGACGAGGAAGCGGACGATGCGCTACGGAAACGGTTTTACGCTGCCGTTAATGAACCGGCTTTTGGCGGCAACGTCGCGGATTACAAGCAGCGGATCAACGCTATTCCGGGCGTCGGCGCGACCAAGGTTTACCCCGTCTGGCAGGGAGGAGGCACCGTCAAATGTGCTATCATCGCGGCAGACTGGACGCCTCCGTCGTCGACGTTGATCGACGAGGTGCAGTCGATCATGGATCCGATAGTTAATGGCGGACAAGGTTTTGGGCAGGCCCCGATTGGACATGAGGTGACGATTTCGGGTGTAACCGAAGTATTGGTCAACGTGGAGACGACATTGACGCTGGCCAGCGGCGTGACGCCTGCTCAGGTGCAAGCAGACATACAGGCAATGATTGAAGCTTATCTGCTTGCATTGCGGCAGAATTGGTCTAACGAGCAGCAACTCATCGTCCGAACGGCACAGATAGACGCGCGCATGCTCACTGTGCAGGGAGTGGAGGATGTGACCGACACCAAAATCAACAGCGCTGCTTCGAATCTAACGCTTGCGGCGGACGAAATCCCAGTGCTGGGGGCGGTGGTAATCCATGAGTAAGCCGATTCAAGAGTATTGGCCAACATTCTATTCGGACATCGAAGATTTTGTGGAGTTGGCCAAAGCGGAAGATAAGGAGCTGCAGCTTGCCGCCGGCTCGGTCGACCAGTTATTCAGCAATCAATTTGTCTTGACCTCCGGGATAGAGGCGGTCAAACGACGGGAAAGAATGCTCGGCATCCAGGCCAATCCGTCCGTTGAATCACTCGACTTTCGCCGTCGTCGCATCGTCAACCGCTATTCAACCAAGCCGCCTTTCACTCTGCGTTATTTGCAGCAAAGGTTGGATCAACTCGTTGGGTCGGGGCTGACAATCGTTTCTGTGGACCTAGAGCAGTTTATTTTGTACGTAACGACAAACATCCAGAATGCGAACATTTTCCGTGAGGTACAGCATACGATCCAGACAATCAAACCGGCGAACTTAATCTATCAGCAGGAGACATCAACCGCCGCGACAATAGGGGTGGAGGATCACATCTCCATGCAGAAGATTTCGTGGAATTACAAGTTGGGATCGTGGCAGCTCGGAGCGGGGCCGTTCGCTACGATGGGACCTGAGGAGGTTATCGTATGATCGACACACAGTTTCTGCATGACGTTGCCGAGTATGTGAATACTCGAATCGCGAAGGTCGTGCTTAATGGAAACTATGAAATCAATTCGTTTACCGCAAGAGTGGTTGAAGATGGAATGGTTGCCCTTAACTATATTGTACCGGTAGCTGATGTATCTCTTATCACGTTGATCGAGTTGAAGGATTCGGTTAATAGGCTGGTTACTACGGACGTCGTGAATGTTCCGATTACATCTGATACAAAGATGCTACAAACAGTTGAGGCTAAGGAGGTAGTAGCTTAATGGCTAAAATAGATTGGCAGATGAATGAAGTCGTGCAACCTGCAGATTTGAATCAGATTGGGCAAGAGATTAACGGCTTGGTTGGAGACGTTGGCAACATGTCCACCGTTCCTACCACGGCCAAGACGGCAGCCGGAGCGATCGCGGAGCTTTTTACAAATGTCAGTGACGGTAAAACCGTAGTCGCCGCCGCGATCACTGACAAAGGTGTACCAACGGTGGCAAGCGATACATTTGCAGTGATGGCCGATCACATCGGGGCGATTCCGGTCGGTCCTGATACGAGCGATGCGACGGCGACAGTTGTCGATATTCTTACTTCAAAGACGGCTTATGGAGCGACGGGGACAAGGTTGACGGGAACAATGCCAAATCGTGGGGGGATGAGCCTTACGCCAAGAATGGAGGACGTGGAAATTCCAGTGGGGTACCATGACGGCACGGGTAAGGTAATTGGTGATCCCGATTTGATACCATCCAACGTCAAGGCGGGGGTCAATATCTTTGGAGTGAATGGAAAAGCGGAAGTCATTGACACTACAGAGATAACTGGTTCTGCGGCAATGCCAGCGCATATACTTACAGGACGCGCAGGCTTTGTCAATGGTGCAAGGGTTGCGGGTAATATGGCTAATCAAGGTGCTATGAACACAACTGCAACCTTACAAAACCAACAAGTTGCTATTCCTGCAGGCTATCATAATGGTAGTGGTAAAGTTACTGTAAGTATTTCGAATTTAACTGCAACTAATATTGCAAATGGTGTGAATGTTGGCGGTATAGTTGGGACTGGGCCGGCGTACAGTGTGGGTGGAAAGATACCAATAAACAAAGTAGGCGGGTTCTCAGCCACTACCAAGCAAGTACTGAATCTGAGCTCGGACTTAATATATTATCAAAGAAC